TGTTTTTTACGCTCATTTTCCATTGCTCGAAGGTCAACTTCACGTGATTTTAGTTTTAGAAGAGGGTCATTGTCAAATTGTGACGTAATTTTCTTCTCTTCCTTCATATATTCCTCTGTCATCTCCGCAATTAGGATAGCTTTTCTTGATTCTACTTGATTTGTTAGTGCTTGAAGCTGTGCTTGTACCTGTGGATTAGTTGCTGCTTGTTGTTGCATCATCATCATTTGTTGCATTTGCTCTCTGAACTCTAATTGCACCTGTTCTTGTGCCATTAGACTAATATGTTCCAAAATATTTTTCTGTATTGCTGCCATAACTGCAGGATTATTTCTAACAATATTAGTTGACATAAAATTTAAGTGAGCTGTGATGTGTGCTCTGTGATCTTGACCAGGAAAAGCTTGAAAAGGTTTACCACCTAAAGCATTTATATGTTCCATACTTGGATCCATGGGTGCTGTAGGTGCTGGTGCAGGTAAAACCGCATCAACATTTTTTACACCGATTGCTTCATACATGTTTCTATAAATTTGATACATATTATGTAGCTGTGGATTTGAAGTTGCTATTTGTAATTGTGTTTGTGCTAATGTAATTCTTTGCGACATAGAAAATATATTTGGATCTGCTACTGGCACAACATCGACTCTGTTATCAAAGTCAGTTTGTTTTATATTTCTTGCACCACCTACAACATCGTATGGATATTCTGGTGGTAAATATTGTGAAACAATTTTACCAAGTAATTTAAATTCTGATTTCATCGCTGCATAACATCTTTTGTGAATTGCAGACATAACTCTTGAACCACGTTCTAATAATGCAATCGTTGTTCCAACAGCAGCACCTTGATTACCATCACCCACTTGCATATCAGCAATAGCCGCGAATCTTTGACCAGCGTTAACAACAATACCGAGTAAATTTAATAATGTTTGAGATGGCTCTTTGTATGGTAATGGAAAAAATGCATCTCTTAAATTACCACCCGGTGCATCTACATCTTTAAATCCTAGTCCTGGCAGAAATTTAAAGTGGACAAAGTATTGGATCTTATTTTTCTTTAGATCATCGGGCGCATAGTTCCTTCTAATAGAAAGAACTTTCCTATTGCCTTCTTCTACAGTTACTATGTAGGGCAATTTTATTCCAGTTGGCTCACCTGTTGAGTCAACTTCTTCAAAACCTTCTAAGTCTAAATTTACATGACACTCTAACAAAGTATAAACTGGTTCGTTCTTACCTGTTTTTTTTGTACCATCTAACTCACGTTCTTTTTTATCAAGTTCATTGTTTGTGTCCGTGCCTGGTGGACCTAACTCTATGTCTCTGTAAAAACCATTAACTTGTTGTTTTCTTAATTCATTTTCAGAAATCTTTACCTTGTGAATAACTGCCTCCGCATCGTCTAATGAGGTAGCCGTATACGGGACAATTAATTCATCTGCAGGTACAAACTTTGATACTGCTCTTCCCATTGGAACATCGTAGTATATTTTTTTAAAAGTTGATCCTGCTAATGGTAAGTGAAATAACATAGAATCAAACTCTGATTCATATTCTTTCATCTGATCCATAATTAAATAATTCATAAAATCTTTAACACGTGTTGCCTGCTGTTCTGTTGCAGGATTCTTAACACCTATAACCTGTGTTCTTACAGGACCATCTGCTGGTAATAATTCTTTGTAAGCTTGTGCTTGAAATTGTGTGACTGCTTCTGCAAGAACTGGGTGAGTTGCACCACTAGCTCCTTGAAAAGGTTCTGTTCTATTTTCGTATTTAAAACCTAAAAGATCTAAACCTGTAATATAAGATTGCTCCCATTCTTTTCTTGAAGTTTTATAATCCATGTAATTTTGAGTCATTTCGTTTCCGATTGGCTCTAAAACATCATCAGGTAAAAGTTCTGCTAAGTTATCAAAATGTGATTCTGTTCCTGGTACATTGATTGCACCTGGTTCGTAATCTAAAGTTACGCCGCCATCTTCTTCTGGGATAACTTCGATTGGTCCTTTTTCTTCTACTGGTTCCTGAAC